GGCTAACTGTCCGTTATCATCTTCCCATTCACAATCACATAATCGTCCGTCATCATGACGAATATATGCACCAACTACCCCATCTGAATAATTAGACTCTTCCTCATAAAACCCTAATGCCTCAATCGCCTCTTTGGCGAATTGTACCAAAGTGCTTACAATTTCAAATGTATCTAAATCACAAAGAGATTGTTTGTAATTCTCTTCTGCTTTTTTTATTATCTTTTGTATCATGGGGCGTCCTCCATAAACTTCTCTATAAATTTCAACGGTTCTTTCCATGTAACCATGTGTGATAAGCTATAAGCCCAACCAATCCCAAAAAGGGCTTTCGCAAACGAATGACTGAATATGATCTCATAAACACCGATGAAGTCCTCGTGACCATGCCAATCCTTATGCAATTCAACATACCAATTTGGATTAACCTTATCCGCTCTTTCAATCGCTTTCTTTAGTATCTCTTCCTCAGTCATCCCTTCCTCCTCATCTAACGTACAGCCTCATGGCCTCTTTAAGTGTTGATTTGCTATATTTCTTCCCATCAATCTCAACCATTTCCTCTGGCTTGTTAACGTCAATGCCTGTAATTTCTTTAAAAATGTCTGCGACAAAGTTTGGAAGATCTAAATACTTCTGTCTGTTCTCCTCACTTGTGTCTCTCCAAAAATTAGCCCATGCCTCTTCATTAGAAAACGTAATAAGCGTTCCTTCTTTAACGTGAAAATCAGGATCATTAACTTTTTGTTCATCAGTCATATCAGATTCTCTTATCCATTTTGTTAGATAAAATTCGCTACTGTGTGGGAGTCTGCCTTGATTTGAAAGTTCTGTTCTAGTGAACCCGCAGTCTTTATTGAACATCCGCATTTTTGGTTCGTTCGTGTTGAAGTCCCCAGAGTTCATGTCCCCAGAGTTATTGCTCCCAGAGTTCCTGTACCCAGAGTTATTGCTCCCAGAGTTCATGTCCCCAGAGTTATTGCTCCCAGAGTTCCTGTACCCAGAGTTCCTGCTCCCAGAGTTATTGTTCCCAGAGTTCCTGTACCCAGAGTTCCTGTACCCAGAGTTCATGCTCCCAGAGTTCCTGTACCCAGAGTTCCTGTACCCAGAGTTCATGTCCCCAGAGTTCCTGTCCCCAGAGTTCATGCTCCCAGAGTTCCTGTACCCAGAGTTCCTGTCCCCAGAGTTCATGCTCCCAGAGTTATTGTTCCCAGAGTTATTGTTTTTATCTGTCACATTTTCCTCCTTTTATTTATTTCTCATCTCCCCAACGTCGAGTCCTTGGTCTATTAGGGCTTTTTGTTTCTGAATTATGTAGTAAATATGTCCTTCTGTAAGACTATAACGAGTTGCGATGTCTTTTATCGTTTCATTTGTCCACCTTCCCAACTGGTTCATACATTGAAAACCCAAAAAAGTATATCGGAGCTATCACGGTCTCGATTAAAATTACCCCCCAGATTACATTTCCAATGATTGGCTCATACCTTATTTCCTTGGGCCTCTCTTCATATGTTAGCAATCCCCTGGTTTCGTATTCGGTTCCATCGACTACCATCGAAGACCCACAGGATGATAGCAGAACAGCACATATTAGCGTGATTAATATCTTTCTCATATTCCCTCCGATTTGTCAATCTCGTCTTTACACAGCGACTTAACCCAAAACTTCCACCATTTCCGTTCATACCACGCGCAATCATTGTTCTTATTTATTTCATCAGTCGATCTTTTCTCGACTCTATGTTTGTACTGCGGCTTGGATTCAACAGATATGTTGTTTGAACAGTAGCAGTGTCGTTCGACACGAAAAGCATCAAGATAGCGTGCATAGTATTTGCAGTTTTCGCAGTAAACAAGAATTTTATTCATACGACCTCACTTTCTTGTGGTTAAAACTATTCCCACAACTCCCATTTCCAAAAAACCTTATTCAATTCTGTGCTAGGTATAAAAAAATATGCAGTGATAAGAAAAACAACTACCAACAAAAATATTGGAAAATTCATAATTCTTATTAAAATTCTCTTCATATCTTCATCCTCCTTAATCTCTCAATGGTGGTGGCAGGATTGGATACCTGCAAAGAGGAGGGCGAGCACTAGACAGTACACTCCCTTTATCCTCACACCACCACTCAAAGATCAATTCAAAATTTTGCCCGTCTCTCCGGGCTGTCACGCCTTTAAGGCTGACGTTGCCTACTAGCTAGATTCCCAACACACCTCGGTTGGCGAGAGAGACCTTATCGAGGTTTCTGTCGTAACGGAGTCAGCTTTTTTTTGGTCTGAGCCGGGCCACTTTGCTATCCGTTCGTTCGAGTAGGCACGGCCAACGTCCTACTGCCACATGTTACAGAGAGTGGACTCGAACCACTGACATCTTGGTTATGAGCCAAGCGAGATAACCACTTCTCTACTCTGCAAATACTTGTTAACCATAATACATATAGGCTTCATAAGCAAGCACTAATAATGAAATAGTTAATATTGTCCAAGAATTGAATAGATCTTTCCTCATTCCTCTACCCCAATCTTAAACAACCTAGCAAACCAATAATGATAGTTGTAATACAAGAACGTATTAATCAACCCCCAAGCCAAAGAAGCTCCAATGGCCCACTTCCACTCTCCAGTCAACGCATAAAAAAACAATGATTGCACCAGAACAACATGCACGCGATAAACAGCCCCAGACAGCCCCAGACTTCCTAGCTTAATCTTCCTTAGGTGCATTTGCACAACTTATGGTTTTCCGACAGCAACTTCTGTTGTTCCTGATCGCAGATCTTCTTGACCAAATAGTCCAAGACCTTCTTGACGCAATCGTCCTCTGATTCCTTTTCAGTGTTAATGACTAGATCTGGCTTTTTAGGGACCTCATAGGGATCACTGATGCCAGTGAATTCCTTGATTTCCCCTTTGATTGCCTTGGCATACATTCCCTTGACGTCTCTCTTAATACATTCCTCCACGGAACAATCGCAATATACCTCTACAAAGCTCCCTATTTCCTGCTTTAACCACTTCCTCGTGTCTTTATAGGGAGAAACAAACGTACAAAGCACCACAACGCCATGCTTAGTCAACAGCTTTGCAACAAAAGCAACACGCTCCAGGTTCTTACGGCGGTCTTCCTTAGAAAACCCCAAGTCAGCAGTGAGGCCCCGACGGATATTGTCTCCATCAAGATGCTCTACTCGTAAGCCCTCATCAAAGGGCTCTAGGAAGAAGCCTAGTTGTCTGATAGACCTAATTAATTTTTTTGCTATTGTGGTCTTGCCGCTACAGGGCAGTCCCGTGAACCAAAGAGTTATCCCCTGCATATGTATTCCTCCGTACTCTTATTTTTTTATTTTATTTTTAACTATCTTCTTACAGGCCGCAGGCAAATCCTTTAAAGCTACCTTCAGACCCAAGGCTTTTCTTATTTTCTCTAAAATCCCCAATAAGTAAAAGTCTTTAGGTTTTTCAACGTCCATAATTAATATTAACTTTTAAGAAGCGTTTTTTAAAGCTTAAATTAATTTCTTCTACAAACTTCTTATGATCTCAGTAATTGCTTCTGATTCTTTCATATATTCCTCCCTTAAAAACCCCGTTTTTTCATATACTTATGAGATACTTATGAACAAAAATATCAAACTTCATTTCATTAATAAAATCAAGTAGTTACGTTAGAATGGGCTAACATTTCTCTTCCTCAATCCCACCATCAATTTTATCAGTCAAAATCTCCAATAATTTGTTGGCTCCAAACAGCCTACCAGAGCCATAAACGTCCGCTAATATCCATTCAAAGTCTTCCCTTAAATCTTCTAAATCTTCAAATCCAATTTTTTCACCACCATTACCACTAAGGAGCAAGGTCACCAAATGAAGTAATATTTTTGACACAGCTTCGTTTACTTTTGGACAAATGGAGTCTTCGGCTTCATCGTAATCACTGTAGTGATTTGCCCTACCTATGTTTGCCAGTACCCTCCTACAACTCTTACACCTCAATAAAATATCTGTTCCCATATTGCCTCCTGTTTAAAGATCTCCTGTTTCAGCGAACCTAACTAAATGTGGAATAAGTGCCTCTACTTGTGATCTAGTCAAAACCACCACGCGAACTCCCCCTTGTTATGATGTCACAACTGTTGACAGATATCTCTTCCGAGCCATACCAGAAAACAACCCATACCGAATCGTAATCAGATGCAACCACGCCCTCTATGAAATCCATTGAAATCCATCTGCCGTCTGGCAGTCTTCTTTTATTACTCATGAGTGTTCTCCTTGATTTAAATTATACCCACACCCCTTATATTGACTTGGCTTTACATCATTCATATAAAGATCTTCTCTATTGTAATAAGGAAACCCTGAACACATCCGTGGTTTATTATCATTAATACCACAGAATGCCTTCTTTTTATTTTTTATAGTAATCCACATTAGATGTTTACAACGATAATGATATTTTTTATCCCGCTTATCATATCGTATAAATTCCAACATTGGGTATATTAAATGGATATCAGTCCAACCTCTATGCCCTTCTATACCCTGGGCCCAGCCACTATAATTGTCTTCCAATTCTTTAGGGCTATAGATAAGTTGAACATCCCTACAGCATTGACCACATTGTTTACATTCTTGCTTCATCTAATTTTCAATGCCTCTCTGGCTACTCTACCCTTGTCTTTACTAACAATCGACTGGCCTTCCGCACGATAGGTCCCAACCCAATTATCTTGTTTTTCATAGAATCCAAGTGCCTTTTGACACTTATAGCTCATGTTCATCTCCTCTACAAGAGAAAATGCTAGGCTTCGATTTATATTTTGTGGCTTTTGTTCGCCGACACATTCTTTGATAAGCCCTGGAAACTTATGTAGAATAGTTGTTATTATATGAAATATCGCATGATAACGCCTACCTGGATATTTTATTGCATCTACAAGGGGCTCGTCATGCCCTAAAGACTTAATCATTTCAAATAATATACTGTCTTGGAATTCTTTTAGGTCTTTCATATCATCCTCCTAGTCTTTCTTGTAAACATTAAAATCCTGCACAAACCTTTTGCCTACACTGGAAGAATACTGCTCTGTGTCAAACCAATGCTCGATCTCAAAAGCAGTAACAGGCTTTTTAACTTCTTCTTTCTTAACTGGAAACCTCCTCATCAACTGATTCAGCATCCACTCGATCTTAGTTAATTGATTAGCTCTCAGAAGCTCTATCGGATAAGTAAATTGTAGTTCGTTCTCCATCTTTCCCCCTTAATCTTCATCAGGTTTAATAACATCAACAATCGTACAAGCAATTACTCCTACAACAAAATATACCCCAACACAACCTATCACCTTTTCGAAAACACTCCACGAATCCCAACCCATAAAAAATTCGACCACCAAATATGCGATCGACGAAATAAGTAGTACCCCAACAGAAACTATCGCAAAAATAATTGCTCTCATAATTTTACTCAGCCTCCCTTGCCCATTTTTCAAACGGGTGGTCCCTATAACCCGTAAATGGCAAAATCACAAGATATATTAATGGGAAAAACACAACCCCACAATAAAGCCACTGCTTCCAATGTTCCCATTCGTGGTTCCTCGCGGCAACGTGATTGTGGTCGGGACGAATAAAGATAAAAGGCCACCATGTAAACCCCCAGACAAATTTAATCCATGGCGAACAAAATTGGACAACATTGCAGACTACATTTGCGAACCAGTTTGTTACGTACATAACTCCTCCTTATTATTTTCAGACATTAAAGCGGCAATGGGCTCACAAATATCCCTAAGAGAATAAAGCCTATAATTGTTGTACTCAAGAGCCAATAGAATATGTTTCAAAGTCAAAACCTTATTCAATTCAGGCTCTTTCCTTCGATGATCAGTGTTATGAAAATGACCATGTATATTAATATCATACTCACCATCCCAAACTTGAGGCTTATGGCTAAAAAGAATCTTTACGCCATAATATTTGTCAACGAACTGCCTGCAAACAAAATCCCAACCATGATCTAAGTACCAAGAATTGCTCTTCCTGTCGTGGTTCCCCCTAACAAGAATCTTCTTACACGTCAATGGCATAATATATTTTTCATGATGAAGTTGATCGTTCCCCATACAGATATCCCCCAAATGAATAAGGGTGTGTTCTGGGCACAAATCCTTGAAACCATTGGCCATTAATTCCTCATGGTTGTCGGGCCTGCCACAAAACTCCACTATATTCTGATGGCCAAAATGAGTATCAGTTGTTAGGTAAATCTTATTCATCGCTTATCCCTCATTTCTCTCTCTGCTAACAACACGCCCTCGGGTTTGGGCTTGCCACAGATTTTACCGTCAAACCAAATATCGAACTCCCTACCGCAATTTTTACAAAGCAAAGTCCAAAAATCGTGATTGTACCTGACCTTTTTATCCCAAACCTTGTCGTGCTCCACTCCAGGCTTGCCCCGACACCATCTCTTCTTATTCTTTTTAGACTTATGTCTCATTTGTTTAAATTCTATCTTTGTGTTTCTTTCGTCCTTACGCATGACACCACTAGAATTCCAAGAGCTCTTGTCCTCTTTCAATCTCATTATTTTCTCCAAAGAATAAAAAGGGTTACAATAGATAGGCTATAAAAAATAGAAGTCAATCCTAATTGATAATCTCTCCGAATACAATGAAGGACTGCTAATAACATATAGGTTACCGCTTGAAAATAAGCGAGCCCGTCCACAACATTATTCAGAGTCATCTTTTTCCCCCTCTTTAAGTCTGATTAAAGCCCTAGAAACCAATTCCCAAGTTAAGCCCCTGTCCTCATCAACCTCAAAATACCTATCAAGACAATCATTATCGGATAGGTCTTGCTCCTCTTCTTCAAGAATCCCATCCTCAAACCAAACGAAATTCTCAGAAAAATCTATAGCCGAAGTTTTAAGACGTTGGCCATTCTCTTTCCAATCAGCATATTCGAAATTAGGGCTATCATAATCAAACCCCATCATGACCTGTAATTGATTAACACCACAAAAACAAACAAAAGCCCCACTATTCATAGGGACGTCCTTAGTACCGTGGCAAGTCAACCATTTAATTTTGTGGCCCGCTTGAATAAGCTCTTGTAGTTTGGGCCTTAACTCTGGAGTCAAAAGACCAACAGGTCCCAATAACTCTTTGTAGTAATAATTACAAACCCCATCCACGTCTAAATAAACCACACCCATACAACCTATCCCCTTTAAACGTCGTCGAACAAAACACTATTGAACGGAATCTCTGGGAACCCCTTCAAATAGACATCAGTAGCAAAATTATGAACATCTGTCTCTAAAACAGTGTAGACCTCACCCACAACCAAATGATCCAACGCATCTTGTTGATGATGAGGGTAACCCGAATCAGGGTTGGCAAACTTTACTTTTGAACCTTTTTTGGAATGTATATCCACAAAACCGCCTTTTTATCTTTTATATGTATTCTCTTTAGAAGTCAAGTCTAAACCGTAAAGAATCTCTTAATTCCTTAAAGCCGTCTTCATACCCACCATCTGGATTGGCAACCAACATCTCGGGGAACCTATCTATTACATTACTGGCGGCCTCTTTAACCCCTCTTAGCTTCCTATTCTCTTCTCGCAACTCGCTATTTTCTTTCATCAAATAATCTAAATATTCCTTTTGATTACCATTGGCTTCTTTACTCCCACAATGCAAACAAACCATAAAACCCCCTCCTTTTTTTTACTCCCAAAAGATAGACCAGACCAAACCGAAAATAAAAATCGGCCCAATAATCCACATAAACCCCGGCATTTCACTTTCTCCTTATCCTTTCAGAAAATCCAGGAAAGAACCATCGGCATTGTTTTCTTGTTTAATCTTTTCTATCTCTTCCAACGCAATCTTATCTTTGCGCCTGTAACTGATAGACCTCATTTCGGTTTCTTGTTTAAGACGCCTTCTCATCCTTTTACGCCTAAGCTCCTTCTCGGCTCCAACCTTGTTTCTTCTTTTTTGTATTGTATTTCTTTTCGTTTTATCGGGCATGCCAGCTCTCCCTATTTTAATTACAATAAAATTCAGACTCCAATAAGCTAGACAAAAAAGCCAAACTATTCAATTGAAAGATCAACTCCCCGCCCTCTTCTTCCGTTAATAATCCCCCATTGTCATATTTTTTCTTACAACTCAAATAAACATCTACCAAAGAATCAGGAGGCCCAAACCCACCCTTGATAAAGACGTCTAAAGTTTGTTGTGCCGTATGTAACAACAAAAGAGTCCCAGGAGCAGAAGTAACAGGCGGCATTTGAATTGGATCTTTCAACTTGTCTCTTAACAATGCCTCTTTACTCATAACCTTATTTTCTTTTTCGCTCATTGACTTCAATTCTTTCCAGCTCTTCTAAGCTTTTGTCTTTTAACGGCTTGATTAGAAAAGCATATAAACGAGGATGCCTTCTACTCAATCCTATCAACATTGATTCAACTATTTCAAATTTTTTGGCATTCAATAAAACCCGTTGTGAATAACCGAAATGACTTAAAATTCTATCTTTAATCTTGCCCAAGAATAACCCCACTGACATTATAATATGACATCCTCTACTAAAAAATCAATTCCTGTTTTTTGAATCCCGTTATTATTTTTGCCACACGCTTTAAGACTAGATACCCAATTAAATCAAATTCAGAATCCTCTGAATCCCCTTCCCTACAGCCTCTAGAAATCCTACTAAGCTTATCATCAATCCTCACATTGATTTGCTCAATAGAGTCGCAATCACTAAAAATCCTCAAAGGATGTATAGCGGAATCCCCGTACTTACGGTTCTTGTCTAACAACATTTCCTTAATAGCGTCGCATTCCTTTGTTATCACTTTTGCTGTATCCATAATTCCTCCATTTCAAACAGGGACGACATATGCGTCAAATTTATGTTCCTTATGGTTTTCTCTCCCTATGTCAATACGGACGTAGCTTAAGTGACTCAGCCCCAATTGCCCTGGCTGAATAGAGACCGTATTGTCTAGATAGGCATAAAACTTACCAGAGACATCAGGAGACTCATGGACATGACCATGCAAACTATAAAGAGGTTGCTTCCTCATAATGAAATCAGAAACCGACTTAGATCCAACAGAACTGCCATCTCTCAGTACATCAAGCCCACACCCAGTGGGTGGGTTATGTATGACGTAAATGACCTTATCGGAAGCCGAGACAGGCAAAGAATCCAGCTTCTGTTTCAGCGTTGGTATTTTCTTGATTGCCTCAGGCCAATCCTCTATATTGTAAAAACTCCCGTCGACTTCAGAATATAAACCGCCACCATATTGGGGACACATAGGGCTTTCCTTTGTGTCTCTCAGGCACCTGTCTTTCAAACGAAAGGGGTAATCGGTGACATAATTACAGCCTATGAAATCAATGCCTCCAACAGTAACTTTGCTTTGTGACAAATCCTTGAAGTATTGGTTCCTCCCCTCCAAAGAACAGAAGTCGCTATCAAAAACCATTAAGTCATCGTTCCCCAACATACCTAAATAAAAAATTTTGTTTTCTTTGTATTTTGGGAAGTGAGAGGTGCCCAGCCAAGACAAGAAATTCGACTGAATTTTATGCATGTCGCCAGCACACTTGGGGAGCATATCCCCGCCATTCACAACCACATCATAGTGGTCGTTCTTTGCGATGTCTAAAACCTTTTTGTATTTCTTATAGTCCCCGTGAAGATCTGTAACATATAGAATTTTCATCCTAAACTCCCTAAATTTTACATTATAAGAATAGAATCAATACTACAAAAACGAAACGAAGTAAAGAGCAAAACAAACTAAAACAAAAAAAAATGCCTCCCCGCTAGGGCCTATCAACAAAGGGCCCTATAGACACTGCTCCGAAAAAAGACCGTAGACCTCATGGATAGGCAGTTTGGCCTTTTTACTTTTAAAACCCTTGGGTAACCGACCATTCTTATCTAAATATTTGGCAATTTTATAAGATTTTACTTTATCCAGCACCTCTTCTCTGATATTGCCGACGGCCAGAATATATGGTTTTTGGATTTCTTGAAGTCTCTTCTCCCAGTCCAAGAAACTGTTGTCTTTACGGCTTTTTGAGAAATCCAAGAACTGATGAGATAACGAAAACTTTATGTCCTTTACATCCCCACTCGCAACCAGTATTTTCCAATTATAACTACATGGTGGTTGGGCTTTTGCCCCTTCCTCAAAGATGACCTCCCCCATTTCAACCTCCCTTTTGTTTGATTATTTTTTTAACTCTCTTTCTTTCCTTCTCCAATTTAATTAATTTCTTCTCTATTTCTTCCAAATATTCTAAATAGTGATCAATCGTCACCATCTTTGTTTCGTCTTGAGCGTACATACTTAATCCCCTTGAACCAATAGATACCTTACATACCTATTTTTACGCTTCCATTCGTTATAATATCTTAATCTCTGAACGGAAGGCTTACGACTGTAATAATTGACAATCCAATTAGAACGGTGTCCATAATTAGACCTTAATTCTTTTAAAATCTTTACTGTCATTTCCAAATTGATCTTCCAGTTAAACAAATCTTCTTTTGTAAAATTATATTTTTCACCCCACCACTTGGGAATGATTTGGCCCAACCCTGTTGCATTTGACCTTGGATTGGTAGCAAACGGATCGAAACTACTCTCATGAGCAACAATTGTTATTATAATGTCTTTTGGGATATCATATTGACTCGACAGGTCAACGATCTCAGAAGCCAAGCTATCGACATACATTTCATTGAGGCCGCTGTTCATTTTTCTTATTACTTGGCCAACGCTTTTAATTTCTGAATTAAGCAATAGACCTTCTTCATTCTCATGAGGAGAAGAAGGGCAAGAACACAACAAAACAACAGAACAAAGTAAACAATAGACTATCTTTTTTTTATTCATACCAATATTTTAGTTATAAATTGACGTTATTTAAATAATCCCCTTAACCAAAAAATCCAAAAACCACTCCCTTACCCGTAGACAAATCATTATTTCGAAAATTTCAAAATGAGTCTTAACACGAGCCCCCAACAGGTCTTCTTCTAACTTCAGAACCTTAACACAAAAAGATTTTAATTTGTCTAGATGCTCCCCCTTTAAGCTCTCTATACCATTCAACTCATTTTTAAAAGAAAAATCTGATAATAATTTACGAAAATGCTTTCTGTCGAACAAAAATTCCAAATTGTTTCTCAAATCAGAATAAACAAAGGACGGATTTGCCTTGTAATCAATTTTGGTTTCCCTATAGACGTGATTGGGGAACTCTACAAAAATAGGCTCATCCTTTTTTGTGATAAAATCATCGGGATAAGGCTGTAGCAAGGCAGTAAATACGTCTTCCCCTAAACATTCCTTTTTAATCACATCATATTCGTTTTTAAAATCCCCAATTTTCGGGCAAATCCTCAACAGGTCACACTCAAACCTTTTTAAATCCTCATACCGAACCCATTTTTTAAGGAAATGATTGTAGGCGGCGAAAACAAAGAACACAAAATCCTCTTCTACTAGATCTTGTTTCAAAATCTCTTTCCCAGAAACAATACCAAAAAGCTCGAAACCACGGAACAACTCTTTGTTTTTATTAAAAATTTGATAAATTTGTTCCTCATAATTCAAATAATAATCTTCTATTGGGACTCTACCGATAAGAACCTTGTCCTCGTCAGAAAACAAAAAGCGGGCATCGATCCCAGGGAACCCCCTTAAAATCGACACCCGCCTAAAAGCTTCTAATTCTCCCAGGCCATCATAGACATGCTTTTTGTTTAAATTAACCATAGTCTTTCTTTTTATTTATTGCGCAGGAACATAGAAACTAGTATTGTATCCGGTTTCACCACATTTTCTCTTACCAGCGGCTTTAACATATCCACTCGCTTTTAAATCACTTAAACGCCCAGAGACAGTGCCATAGAGAGCCTCAACGCCATCATCCCAAAGCTTGTCAATCATTTCCATCAAAGTCCAACCCTTTGAAGGTCGTTTTTTAATGGTAGAGTATATTTTTTCCGAAACCCCACCCAACGGCTTATCATTTAATTTTCTTTTCATTTCTTCTCCTTTTTTTTATTACATTAATATAACTATGGTTTCTCAGACTCCTTCTAAAATTGTTTTAGCCCTCAACATCGCAAGCTCTGATATTTCAGCCTCTGCAAAATAATACTTTCTTGTCAATTCGCTCGAACCTCCAATCTTATTCCAAATTTTATAAAACCAAGACAGACTTCTGGGTAATTCAAAACTTATAACCTTACCCAAATCTTTATCACTCGGCTTGGGCTTGCCCTTATGGCCCACACTGAACGCCACCAGACCGCCCTCGGGAAACTGATCTATAATAGACATAGCCAAGACAGCCCCTAACTTACTAACGGTCAAATGGAAGTCTTTAGACAGTTGTTTTTGTATTTCCTGATTAGTCAGGAAAAAGGGTTCTACCAGAATGGCAGGCATTGAAGTGAACAATAAATTATTATTGCCTCTTAAATCAAATCCCCCAATATTCATCCCGTGGCGATTATAAAGCGGGATTTCAAAAAGTAAAGACAATCCTTCACAATATTTTTTTGCCCAACTTTTGCCTCTTTCAGAAGCATTGGTCGCCACGATAACCATCCCATAATTGATAGAACTGTCATTACCAATTGAATTCAAATGGTGCTCAACGTAACAAATAGCCCCATCTTTATTGGCTTTCTTTTGCCTCGTCTTATACCAACCCTCGTAAAATTTAACCTTATACCTTAACATACCGGCTCTTTCAAGTTTGTTTGTTCTATTTTCTTGACCACAGAGGCAGGGAACACGGTTCTGTCCCCAAAGTCACCATCATCAGCATTAGAGCTAGCGATGATAACCTTCTCATCGTTTTTCAACAAAAGCCAGCCATGAGAAATACAATCTGCGGGCTCGTCAGATAAGATTGTTTCGATATCGTCCCAACCAGAATCGGAATTAATATCAACCCACTCTACCCTCACAAACGGATATTTCTTTTTGTTGATTTTACACTTTTTAGGCAATTTCTTTTTTTGAGCGGGCATGTTGTCAATCCTCCTTTTTTATATAACGATTTCCATTATGGTTCGTTTTTGCAAATTCTTCGAAGGGGCTTTGGGGTTATAACAATCCTCCATCACCTCTAAAGGATAACCAGGAACCCCCTCTGTGTTTTGTAGGTCTACCTTTATTCCGTCCCTACTACCGTCTCCATAAAAGACATAGACGTTCTGACTAGCCCTGCCGCTACAATTTAATCCACGCTCAGAATAAGCGTTAGAGCCAACCAAACTGGAAGACCTAGAATATATGTCCCCGATCCTGCAACTATGGGTATGGCCAAAAATCATGTAATCAATTTGCTGGCCTTGCGCCGAATACCTACCCGCAACTTGCTGGACCTTCTTTTCTATGTCCTTATCCATATTCAAACCGTGAGTCAACAAGACGTGCTGACCCGCAACATTAACCAATAACTCAACAGGGTCACCCGAAATAAAATTGATACCACTTTCTTCTTCTAAATTACCAAGAACGTATCTTAAAATATTAAAAATTGTGAAATCATAATTATCAGTAGCCAAAATATCTGTAAACCCAGTTTCTTTGTTTAGCCTGCTTTCATTCCCAGAAACACAACCTATAGACAAGTTGAAACAATCATTCAGGTCCAAGATAAAACTCTTGAGCAGGTCTACAGCCAAAAAAGTTGCATTGCTACGGTTGGTGGCCATATTGAGGATTTCGTCTAACCTTCTGTCGCTGTTAAGAAGGTCGCCAGTCAAAGCAATAAAAACATTCTTTATATTCAATGGGCCCAAATACATTTTTATTCTTTGGGCAAATTTATGAAGCCTTTTCGAGGCTATTACGAAATCATATTTATTATGTTCTAAATCTACCAACTCATTGAAATGAGTATCAGAAATATGAACAATCGCAACGGCATCATTGCCATCTGCATTTTCATGAGACTTAACGAGGTGGCCAAGATTTTTTTGGTTCAATATTTGGATAAGCTCTTTGTTGTATCCGCAAAGGGAGTTCTCGATCCTAGCCTGTTCCCTGAAAGACTTACGCTCTATCCTACTTATGTCTTGATACCGTTGGGCATCCTTTTTGAATCGTACGTTTTGCTCCAGAACTTCTTCATCATGTGAGATAACAGGAGAAATACCCTTCTCACAAAATATACACTTATATCTCTGTGTCCCTCTATTAAACCCATTCTTAATTATACCATCACTATTACCACAAATAGGACAATGCATCATCTTGAACCACCAATGTGTTTTTAGAATATGACTAAAATTTCTATTATTCTTTAGGTCCTGGTTCTGGCCCTTTTACAAGCTCAATTTTTTCTTTTACCGAGATCACCTTAACAGAAAAAACAGACTTTTTCCCCTTCAAATTAGGGGCATAGCTCTCAGGGAAAACCAACTCAACGTCGTATTCATCACCAGCTTTTTTGCCTTCTAAACTTTGTTCCAATTCTGGCAAAAACTTCTTATCTCCTAGAACCACATGAGTCCCATTGCTGGAGCCACCATCAAATGCCTCACCTTCAATCTTGCCAACAAAAGAAACCATAACCCAATCCTTATCCTTTGCGACACGGTCCACCTTTAACAAGCTATTCCTATTATTAAAGTCTTCTTCTTGGCTTTCACCAATCTTTTTGGCAGTTTTTTCGACAATCTTATCCCATTCTTTTTCAGTCACCCCAAGCTTTTCAAAGACAACATCTTTGATAGACAAAGTAATCAAATCATGGTAACGGGAATTAGTAAAAACGCCCTCTTCGATTTCTGCTATTTTTTTGGCAATCATCTTCAGTCCGATTTCATGTGAGCGAACCATTTGCAACATTTGCCCCATTGCGTCGGTTGGTGGCCCTTTAGGTCCATTGCCACCACCAAATTTACCATTAACAACTGTGCCTGTGCCCTTCTTCTTGTCAGCCATTTTGCTCTCCTTTTCTTTTATTTATTAAATATTTCCTACTACTTGATTCAGTCTTATGATATAATCAGTAATTTCCAACATGAATTCTTCCTTGTTCAAATCTAACCTGTACTCTGTTTCCCCATTGTCATTTATATCGACCTCAACAATAACCCTTTCTACATTATCAATATCAAAAGACCCAACCCCCTCTATTGAATCGTACGTAAAGATTTCAACAACAGGGGCGCAACCAAAGCAATAGTGTTTTTCCAGGGTCGGGTCCCTTTGAACATAAAAAACTTTAGTGCCAATTTGTATTTGTTTATCACACATCTGAGCCCTCTTTCACTACTTTGTTTTTGCTGATTTTGCCTTCACAGCCCTCTTCATCAATCACCAAAATCAAATCATTATCTATGCTTTTGTTAAAGAAAACTCTCTCCCCAGCCGCCAACAACACCCTACCTTCAACCCCCTTATCAAAAACCGCCTTACTTTTTATTAATAGCCTATCACCACTCTCTAAATCAACCCCTGTTTTTATTTTTTTCTCTTTTTTATTTGGGGTGGCGACACTGACGGCTCTTTTAGCAAACATTTTTAGCGTCTTCACCTCTTCATCGCTGAAACCGCTCCCTGAAGCAGGGCAACAAGCACGAGAAGCACCGTCTGTGCCCTCTTGAGTCAACAAAATCTGAGTTTTGATGAATTCCCTGAAATTTTTAATTAAAGAGCCTAGAAGCCCCTTATCGGGGATGTCAACAGAAAAAGGATTTTGTGCTTTAATCAGCTTATTACAAGTCTGAACCTTTTTTAATTGAGCTTCTAATTTCTTCTCTTCTTCCTCTAAAGGATCTAAAACCTGACCTTTTAAAGAATTTTCCTTTTTTGGTCTGCCCATACTTCCCCCTATTTTTTTTATTTTGTTTTTTGTTCTTTCAATATGTTGAAATCCATACCCTCGAAAGTCGGCCTTTGAGTCCCTTCTTTAAACCCCCAACCTTTAGGCAATTCCACCAACGTACAGCGGCAATTATGAGAAACCACTCCCTCAACGATAAAGCTCTCATCGTCCTCTACGGTTATATCGTATAGCGTACATTCGCGATACTTCCCATGTTTTAAATTTCCATGTTTGAATTTCTCTACCGATAGAATCTCGACACCATTATCAAACCCATATCTGTCACCATGATTCAACTTCAAAGAAGACCCTTCGTATCTTTTCTCCATTTGCTCTCTAACCCTTTGACGATATTCCTCCGTATTTTTACCCTTTCTGTTCCCCACCACCCAATTTCCCCTTTTTACGCATTTACATTTGCCACTGCATTCGCCATAAGGAAGGAATATCACATCGTCATTACAACAATCAGAAACAAAATACGGCTGAAAAAATTCATCTTTATTGGATAAATTTTGCGCTTCTATCCACCCCCTTTGTGTTAAAAACTTGTGGTCGGGGGTGACCTTTAACACTCTTTTTAAATTATTTTTACCACCAAAAACTCTCTTCAAATTATATGTAATTTTGTATACATCTCCACCGTATTTATCTGAATACAATTCAGGATTTTGCTGTACCTGATTTTGGATTGTATTGATAACCCTCTTAAATTTACCCTTATGAGACAAAACAAATTCCCCAATTTTTATATCCCTTATTTGTTTCCAACCAGTACTAGTATAAACCTTTACCCTCCCATCAATAAAACAATTCGGGTGAGTCGGACCGATCACTGGCTTCCATTCAGAAGCCTTCTTCCCATAATTAGTCCCATTGGCCTTTAGTTGTGACAACTTATAAACTTTGTTTTCACCATTAGGCATCAAATAGAACCCCCTACAATACTTACATAAAGCCGCATCTTTTGAGACAATTTTATATGCCAAAACTTCCCCCGCGTCCTTGCCCTTGTTCCTTGCGGCAATCGCATCTGCGGCCCCGTTGTTGAAAGCAGAACTTAATTCTGTAGAAGCCACCCTCTGCCAATCCCTATTCATATCACCAGTAGCATCTCTTAAATCAACAGCCAATTTCCTAACGCCTTTTCTTTTGGCTATATTGTCTTCTGTTATGCTACTAAGCGATTGCATTAATGTTTTTTGGGCGAAATCATTATTGGCATCGGCAATAGAACCCAAAACAGAGCCCTTTACATTCGCCTTTAATTTTGCTATGTGAACACCCATAGATTCTTTTGCGTTGGCAATGGCGAACTTTTCTTTTTCACCCAGAGGGACGTAATTCCTAGAGTCAAAAACTCTGAATTTGTTTAAATCGCTTTTTTCGTATTTGCCAGCCAACGGGTTCCTAATTCTACCGATGTAGTAGGCTTCTTCGGAGTAGGGCCTTTGCGCCTCGTAAATCCCGATAATGCCTTCTTCTTCCAGCTCTTTACGCTCTGAAGCCGTAATCTCACTTGAGCCAGCAATTTTGAAGATTATGGCGTTGAAAAACTTATCAATTGTTTTCTCTATTTTTTTTCTCTTGCTTTTGTTAATCAACATCGCTAGATAAAACCTCGATAATTTTTTTGACCATTTCTAAAAAATAAAAATTATACCAACTATCACCTTCCTCTAACAGCTCTTCCATAAGCGGATCTGCAAAACGATCAGACGCATCCATGTTACTTGAGAACGCTTTTATCAGCTCCTCTTTAACCTCTTCAATACATTCGCCATGTTCGCAATAAATCTTTACGACGCTCATTTATTGTACCACTCGACCTTATGGAGCTTATTAGAAAGACTTGCGACCGACTTCTTAACTGCTTTTTTGGCCTTTCCAGGGTCTTGAGACATGACATCCTTCATCTCTGGGGTCTTGTCACTAGAAGATTGCTTTTCTGATTGATCAACAGGCCCCTCTCCGTCAAAACCACCCTCACCCATCTCAGCAAATTGTTGAGCTTGGAGATAGACTTGGCTAAGAATAATATCTCCACCCTCACTCAATTCTTCCAAGTCTCTTTCTTTCCTCACCTCATTAACAGTTTTATAAAATTGAACTTCTTTGGTAAGCCTTTCGACTTCCTCTTTTTCTTGTTCATTATCTATGCCGACAAACCTAAAAACATACTTCGCATAATAGTCTTCGTTATAGTAACGAACAATTTCTTTATTTATAACACCCTCTAGCCATCTCAAAAGGGGCTGTACGCCTGTCTCTTTAAAATGAGCGATAATGCTCTTTTGTCTTTCACCACTATCGCCAAGGCCAGAACCTTCTTTTGAAATATCAAAATTGATTTCTTGAGGGGACATTTGGAAAATAGCCGTAATTAATTTAATCAAATAGTTAGTCCACTTTTCCCATTCCATATCTTTCATATTGGCCTGAAGGGGGACCCAACTGACATCTGTCCCAGATAAAATAGGAACCCTAAACGCATTTGCCGTTCCTTGCATTTGTTGACGGAATTGTTGCTTAAACCTTTCCATTACTTTACGGTTCATGCTTTGCTTAATAACCAGAATCCCCTTATTAGAAAATCCTTGTGTGAAATAAAGACGGTTATGAGTTTCCGTGAACACATGAGCACTGATCAAATTAACCGCCAACTCTAATTCACCTTGAGAGTACCCGTTATTATCAAGCTCCGCATTTAAATTGCCTTGCTTGACAACCAATTGCTCATTGTTAAAAACATTGATAATCCTTTGATGATGTAACTGAACGTACCAAATGTCTTCGGCTGTAATTCTTTTTTGGATTTCCGTGCGAGTAGAAGGATTGTTGGTGAATACGTTGTCTAACATAGAAGCTTTTATTTGTTCTTTAATCTTTTTGGCGTCTCCAAGGTTGCTATCGTCACTTGTGTTCACGGCATACCTGATGCTGTGAGACGGAACATGATAAAAAGAATGAAGCCCTGGCAATTTATCTTCCTTTTTTTGAACCTGTTTAAAAACACGCTCTGTGGCTAACATGTTATAAATTAATCGGTCCCTTATGGTGAGCCTCACCCACTCCTCAAAATTCTTTGGGTTTCTTGTTATTTTACTTCTACCCTCTTCCATTCCAGTGTTAAAAATAAACTCTTCAAGCTCTTTGATCTCTGATTGTTCCTTGTCGTTTACTTCCTCTTTTTCATCACGTTTTTTAATCATATACCCTGGCTCATACTTATTCCTTTGAGGATGAGCAAACGAAGCAATCTCGTTGACTCTCCTTAAAAGGATAGCTGTGAATACACTATTCACAGACATCTGGTATAGGAAATCAAAATTGATGTAGGAATATTTCTCCAACCAACCCTGAGCAGAGCCCAAGGAATTCTCATCTTCCTCAAAATCAATAGCGTACTTTTCTAAATTGTCAAAAGAAGAAGCCCTGGCCTTCAAAATATATTCGTCCAGCCTCCCCTCTACAATTTCGTACGTCTTTGAAAATAAATTTCTTGTTTTTTCAAACATGTATTACACTCCCATTATAATTTTAGCACTGACATCGTCGGCCCCAGGAACTGTTATGACTATGCTCGTTACACTCCCGCGCTTAAAATAAAGCCCGTCCCTCTCTCCAGCCTCAGAAGGTGAAATAACTTGGGTAATCCCAGTATCACCGTTCAACTTCAAATAGACAGTACCGTCAACTTCGATGTACAAAAAGTTAATCGCAGTTGTTGGAAGCGGGATTGTTGTATCTCCCGAACCAGAAAGGGTATAGGTCATATCCCCTTGTAGGGTCGTTGAAATATCTTTTATGTCCCTAGTCCAATTAAAATCCTGCTCTTGTGGCGTTACAACGTCGTCTTCGTCGCTATACCCATACAATTTTAAATAAAAATTTAATGTCGACATTTACTAGCCTCCGTTCTTAATAGTATCCATATATTATATAATATTTACTCAATAATTTTATTAAGCAAAATCAAAATCAACCTCACCGTCAGAAACATCGTTATCTTCTGGAACGCGTTCTGCCACGAACTCAGAACCCCTGCCAGCAAAATCTGCCAATTCAACCGCTGTAGGGGCCTTCATCGGCAAAGAACTTTCGATATGATCGAGCCCAGAATCTAAAGCTACTGTAACCTCTTGATTTGTAAGACCGAACAGCCCCACCAAAATATTTCCCAAACTATCAATTGCGTGGTCGTTTTTCTTTTCAATAATATCACTAGGTTCGTCAGACTTTATATCAATTTTATAGTGATAAAATGGCATTTCTTCCCTGAGCTTTGCGACATTGTAACTCGTATAAAGCCTCACCAAATTAGTCCCAGGGCCTTTCAACATTTTCCTTATCCAACCAGACCTATATTCAGGGATCTTACTCATCTTGTTGTATTCTTTGTCATCTTTAACCATAGGGAAATATTTAGCAAACTCCTTAATCCCGCCAGGACTAGCAATATCTGGGAACCCCTTTGTCATAAGCTTTGAGTATGCCCCCCACTCTTTGTTACAGGCATACGCAAAATCAGCGTCAGAGCCCCCAGAAAATACATATTCATCAACGACATAAATCCTATCGGAGCCATCAACAAACGCCAACAAACAAACAGCGCAATTGAACCCAAAATCGACCCCGATATACCCAGGACAATTATATTTTTCAAACTCTGTAACTAATTGATCTAATGTTAAAGATTCCCCATCTTTATACGGCTCACCAGTTAGAATACGATACATTTCTTCATAAGATTTCACATGAGATTCTTCACTCCACATGGGAAAGACCGTTCCCTTAGAAGAAGGTTTTCGGTTAAGCCTTTGGGATAAAAAGAACCAAAGATCATCAGTAAAAAATAGATTCCTAACTTGTTCAATCGGTTGCAAAAATTTGTTATCTTCTTCTTGCTTTTTCAACCTTCCCTGACAAAAAGAAAAGATTCCGCACTTCCCACAATTTTTATATCCAACTACCTTGCCAAACCTTTCCCTTCTAAACGGCTCCTTTATTGCCAGGAACTGATCTTCTGTTATCGCCTCTAACAATTCCTCATCTACATAATAATTAACACCATATTCACCAGAACGCTTCTCTTTACATTTTTCTGTAACTTCCAGTATTGTCCATTTGTGAATTTTTAAAGGATAATTGCCACGGGAAGCCTTGTCCAGCAACTCTTGTATGTTCCCAAAAGCAAACTTCCTAGAACTGATGCAAACATTAAGGGGCATCTTCCCCTCTTGAGCCGTTAACATCCCCCGAGACTCCCTAAAAACAGACGGAGGAGTCAAATCAACCTCATCCTGCCAAACAGAACCATGGAAAGAATTAACAGAATCCATTGTGCCAGTCCCAATAACCAATTGTTTATTAAACCGACTCCTTGTTTCAGACATTATGCATTTGTCAATTGTTTCAGAAAGGATAGGTTTTTTATAAAAGCTTTGGACGTAATTATACGTGACCTTGGCTTGCTGTTTAATGGAGGCCATGTGGAAAAAATCACGATTCTTATCATGAGTCATCAGCAATGTCTCTGAAGCCCCACAAGACAAACTCTTTTGAGCACCACGACCAGCTACACCTAAAAAATTGTATAGATCATCAATACCGCCCCATAAAGCTGTTTTGTAGATATCCCAAACAAAAAGCAAAGGAGCAGAATTCCCCTCTTCCATTGGGACTTTGGCCAGATAAACTCCATAGAAAACCCTTAAGTAATTATCTAAGTCCTCTATGCTTCTTAACGGGGTGTCCCTGAGTCGCCTCAACATCTCCGTATTTTTTTCGTTATTAGGGTTCATCTTTTTCTATGTCTTTTGATTTTGAAAAAATCTCTAAAAGTTTAGACTGAGTTTCTTGGGGTAGAATCTCTACCTCCCTACCCAAATTCAATTGATTGAAATTAAAAGTATCCCCAGGGGTCACCTCTTTACCAGAAGGCTTTAAGTTCACGATCTCATCATGCATTTTAAACAACTTTTCTAAGTCCTGCATCTTATTGATAACCCACAACGGGCCATCTTCAAGGGCATTCGCGGCAATAAATGCATCAGGGTCATCATTAAAATCTTTCAATTCTTTTTCAATAACAGTAGATGCCGCCATCAACATATTGTTAAGCAATCTTATCTTTCTCTTGTTCGCACTCTTAATTTCTTGTTCCGTTGCTCTTTCAATACTCAACTCTAAATTCTTCCTTCGCTTTTCCCAATTATTTATTTTTTTTATTTTAACCAAGCTAGGGAGAGCAAATTTCTTATCGGTGTCGACATACTTTTCATGAATTTTGACTAAGGGAATACCATTAAACCATAAGGTAAAAAGCTCTTCCTCAAATTCCTTATTGAATACAGTGGGAACCCTAACGTGAGGTCGCGCCTGCCTCTTTGGTTGCTTCGCTATCTTTTTCTCCACCTTTTGAACTTCTTGCTTTTTTACTTCTTGAGCCATTTTTAATCCCATTCTTGCTATAAATAGCAAACGAAACGTCTACATGGTACCTGAACAAATAATGCATTAACGCTTCTCTTAATTCTGCATAAATTCTTTTTGAATGAAAAAACATACTCCATCTAGACAAATAAACCAACACCCCGACGCTAGCCCTATCCGCAGAAATAAAGATATTAGCGTCTCTGATCCTTTCATCACAACTCATTACGTAAACTATCAAATTATTGATGACATGATCATTTAGAATACCGTTCTCGATGAACCAACGATTTATTGCCTCTATGTTATCTTTTATATTCACCTCAAGATTCATGCTTTATCACCCCACAGATAGCAATAGCAATAGAATCGGTAACATCCCACTCCTCATTGTTAATGGCTTTATTTATTAAATTAATATCTTTCTTATCAACGAAATACTTTTTAGTTGCTTCTGCCAATTCTTTTTTATCAAGTTTACCACTGCCCAAAAACTTTTTAATTTGTAATGGGGCAAGAAGTATAGGGTTGAACTCTTTAAAAATTTTATTTTCCAAAACCCCCAAAAATTTCAAAAAATTCTTATTAGCCTTACCAGGCAAAAACGCCTCTTCTATCGTCAAACAATCAGGGGATTCTAACGAAATAATAGTAGACAAAATATTAGTAACCCATTCTATAATTAATGTGAAATTGCTTTTTTTTGTATGATACGATTCAAACGGGCCAATTTTTTGAACATATTTGATAGAATAGAAAACGCCATCATGTTCTAAGACTGCTATTGCCGTAGAACTTGTTTTCAATCCGATATCAATTCCGATAATCTTAGCGGTCTTCATAATAATGTAACTTTCGATGACAATTTGCACATATCAGAGCACATTTATCTAGTTCTTTTTTCATAGACTCAAACGCACGTGAACTACCAATAGTCGTCTCCTTCTTATTGGGGTCTGAATGATGGAAATCATAAATGGCCACACATTCATCTTCTAGTCCACATTCGCAACATTTCCCACCTAGATATTGTATTGCAGTTCGTTTCTCTCTCTCTCTCCATCCCGATTGATATTGCCTTAACGCTTTTTTTCCTCTTTAGTCCGATTTCTGTATCTCTCTCTGCTGTCTTTGAGTAATTTCTCATGATTCAATTTCCTATAGCGTCTTTTTGACGCCCCATATGTTTCAGCATTCTTTTCCCTCGATCTCCTATTAAGAACCAATTTATGCTTTGGGTCCCTATCGTATATTTCTTTAGACCTTTTGTTGGTACACTCCTTGCAATAAAAAGAAATCCCATCTTTTTTACCGCCGTCTCTTCCGAAATACTTCGGTTCTCTTTCTCGCTTACAACGAGGACATTTTTTTTGATTCCATACCCCTAGTATAAGACATTTTTATTTAATATCAAACCATAAAAGGCTCCTCAATCATACTAACCTCGATTCGCCTTGTTTCTTCTCGATTCTTAAAACACAATTAAATTGGTCCGTAAAAGCACTGGCGTGGTCAATTACAAAAATTTGCTTCTTTTTTTCTCTCAAAGACAGCAAGAAATCCATAATTTTGATTTTAGAATTAGAATCTAACCCATCAAACACCTCGTCTAAAACAATGAAATCAAAATTATTTTTATTCCTGCGACTCACGATCTCGGACAGAGCGAAATCAACAGCTAAAATCAGCCTTTTCTTCTCCCCGCCACTCAACAAACCAAAAGGCACCTCCTCACTGTTTATCTTTAAATGGGTGCTGAACCTATCGACAATAGATTGCGTAGTTTTCACTTCGCTTTTTAGGTCAAAGAATAACTCGACTTGCTGTTCAAACAAATCATTCAGGTACTTTTGAATTGATTTGTTAAGCTCGTAAACCAATTGATTGAAAACTAAAGACTTGATACCCTTCCTGCCAAAAGCCCCAATCAAACAATCTAAAGCCAACAAGTCCCTTTCCAAAACCAATAGCTCATTGCCCAACTTTGCCAGCTTGTCCTTAGAACAAGTAAGCTCTTCTTGTTTAGAAAGCTCGAATTTTTCAACCGACAAAGAATATGCGGAAAGGCTATCAATCCTTTCTTTCAACGAATCGATTTCTTTTTGATTTTTTTGATTTTTAATAGACAAATCTTCTATGAGGAACTTAGAATTTAATGAACTTTCCAGTTGCTTTTCTAATTCCGAACGCTTCTCCTCATTAGCCCTGGAATATTTGTCGTAAATTTTTTGGGACTC